GTACGCCCTTACGTCTGCCAACTACACTATTATAAGAAACTGGTGCCCTCAATGTCTTGGGATTGTTACACAACTCCGTAGCTTACGCTACTCCGAAGTTATTGAGTTTTTTAAATTGCCTGTCTTTCCAGGCTGTCAACACGTAGACACTCCTAGTGATTAACCAAGTTTAGTTTATACTCCTATGTCATAGAGCATCTGTCTTTCCAGATTGTATAGCAAATTAATCAACGTGTGTTATTGATAATTTACTTGCTCAGGGTTACTATATCAGAGCCATGAGTGATAGTTTTACAGACCTATCCAACTGCTTCCCCAAGGCATCATAAACCTATACAAAACACACTTGTATTGGTCTAAGTTTATTTAGCCTTAAAACGGTCCTTTCGGACATAGGGGAAGAATTTAACACTCAATCTTTAGGGTAAGCACCGACCAAAGTAACTCACCCATGATTCTCAAAACTATAAAAACATAAGTTAAAGTGAGTTCTCCAAGTTCTTCACAAGAAGAACCCTTAAAAATTGAACAAATTGGGATTTTTTGGACACGTCCCTATCGTGTTAATTATCCACTTCAACGGGTATACGTTGCCCGTTCGTTTTATCTATTTCTCATCTCTCTGAAGTGGTTTTGATGAGATAGAAATTAGAACAAGCGCATTAAAACTATGCTATTCTCTTGCTCTACTTTGTTCTCTTACTCATCATCTAATCTTAAAGTAAGATATAGAATGTGAAATACATTAAAGACGAGATAAAAGATTAAACCATTAATCTCTCCTATAGCAAAATAACAAAATAGAAAAGATATAATGTTCAATAGTCCGTGTATTAATGAATACATAGGCAAAGTTGTTATGTTGATAATAAATGTTGATTTGCAAAGCAAGCAAAGTCTACATAATCTGTAGACCGTGCTTGTTGGATAGAACCGCCATATATTAAGCGATTACTTCGGTAATGTCGGTTGCGGTTTCGCATGGAATATAAGCACCTGATTCAAGTCCCCTTTCAAAAGTCCTTTTGCATAAGGCATCAGCATTCCCACCGTTTTCGGCACATGTACCGTCAGCATTTTCAAAGAGTGTTAAATTAACACTTTTAAACACTTTCGGTATGTACTTCGTTTTAGTCACTTCAATGGTTTTGCCATTACGAACAACCTTTTCCGTTACTTCCTCCTCCGTTTCATAGACACCAGTAACAGAGCCTTCTTTGCGAATATAAAACTCCGTACCCGTTGCCCAAGATACCGACATTAACCGTATTGGCGCACCCTTAACCACTTTCCCGTCCTCGTCTACCTCATAAAGTTTTTCTAATTGCTCTACTTGTTTGTCCGTTGACGGAAAAAGTGTTTTTGTAAAGTTAAAACGCCTTGACATCATAGCGAACGGATTAATACATCCGTCTTCATCCACTACGTTTGCACCCTCATCACCTTCGACACCTGTTGCTTTAATAATAAAGTACGGCATTTCGTTTTCTCTCTCAACCTTAACAAAACTTGTTACATTACATTTCATAATTACACAATTTTTAAGAATTACACAATACACGATAAAAGGGAACGCCAATATCAAATTAGTGCGGGGTGTTCCCTGCCGATACTTAATAGAGGGGAGTGAATCCTTGCTGTTTCGCACACGCGGGGGTATTTTATATTTTTTTAATTCTACACACGCACCACCTCTCTCAAAAAATTTTTATAAAATTTTTTATATTTTATTTTTAAAATATGTTTAATTTATGTTAAATATCTGTAATTATTCTTAATATTTGCGTTATAGAATATATAACAAATAACTATATAATATGAAACTAATAGAATCCAGTGTACAGATTATTGAGGAGAAAGACCCTTACAAGATGATAGAATTAGCAGGTAGAACTTGCTATAAGTCTGAAGATAAGATAACAGAGAATAGCGCTAAAGAGTTTGTAGATCGTATGATTAAGCTTGGTCATGGGGCTATGTTAGAGCATGGTACTATTTACTTAAAGATAGATAAAACAGAAGACGGACACCTTCCGCCAGCTAGATTATATTGGTCAGATGGTAATCACAAGAAATATACGAGAGTGCGTAAACATGGAAATTCAATATACGTGACAACCAATCTACGAGTAATAGTAGAGAATAATAGATTAGACGATTTGCAGTATCAAGTAGAACCTACAGAGCATCACGAAAAGCGTATTACAGCCAAATTTATATGTGATAGAGGAGTAAGCCATGAGTTTGTTAGACATAGAGTATTCAGTTTTGCACAGGAGTCTCAAAGATATTGTAACTATAATAAGGATAAATTTAATAATGAACTTACTTTTATTAAACCTACTTGGTTAGATATACCTACTGGAGATTATACTTACTGGGATGGAGATTGGTGTGATATTGATAATATGAAGATTCAATTGCCTTCAGATAATGGTATAGCGGACAACTTTTTATGGTGCTTGAACAATGCAGGGATGCAATACAGACTACTAATAAATAAAGGATTAAAACCTCAAGAAGCAAGAGCAATACTCCCTAATGCAACTAAGACAGAATTAGTAATGACAGGCTTTGAGAGTGATTGGGAACATTTCTTTGAATTACGTTGTAGTGGTGCAGCTCATCCAGATGCTAAGAAGTTAGCCGATGAATTATATAAATTAATTCATAAATAATGTTAAAAGTTAGCTATTAAATAGCTATAATTGTTCTTAACAAATGTTAAAAAGTTTATCATAAAAGAAACTTTTATAAGAGTTTATACGTTACTGTCTATAACAGTTAAAGACAGTCTAAGACAGTATAGACTGATTATAGTCTCCTACTTTAGATATTTATATTATGAATAAACAACAACAAGTTAAAGAAGTAGCTTACTTAGGTAAGAAAGTGTATTTTGGTAATAAACCTTATACTTTAGTAGAGAATGAAGTAAAGGGTATGTGCCAAGGTTGTGATCTATACAATTGCTATTGTCCTTCTAGAATTACCGCCTTATGTACTCAAGGATTTATACTTAAAAAATGTAAAAAAGAATAAGGCAATGACTTTGAACGACTAGGAATTAGCAAAGATAGTAAAGAATAGAACACCAGTAATAATAGATAACAAATAGTTTATAGTAGAGTCTAATCCTATAGGTAGTTGTGACGGATGCTATTACTTAGATAAAAATTGTCCTACTCTAGCTAGGAGATACTGCTGTTCTAATGGCGGAAATATATTAAGATTAAAGAAACAAAACAACAAATAATACGTTATAGAATATAAATAAGAATATTATGGAAGATAAAGTACTAGAAACAGTAATTAATGGAATTGGTTATACTCCTCTGAAAGATGTGTTAGTTAAACCTCTTGAACCTATTAAGCTAAAGAAAGAAATAACTGAAGCAGTTGGTACAGGTGAAAAAGATGTTGATGGTTATGAGAAGTTTGAGACTAAGACTGAAGTAAAAGAAGTAGAGTCAGAGTGGAGATTAGGAATTGTACTTGCTATTCCAGAAAGTCTAAATATAACAGACTTTAAAGTAGGAGATACAATAGTATTTAACAAGAAGTTTGCTAAAGACTTTGACTTATTTAAGGATAGTCAGTTAGTTAAACCTTATGATATTATAGCAAGAAAAGACTAAATATTAATGCGTATTAATAGTTGTTGTGGGGCTAGATCTGCGGATCTAGCCTTTTTTCATATTGTTACTTAAATATAAGTTAATAAATGTTAAAGAATAGATACTATTTTAACATTTACCGTTTAGATATATGTAACAACTATTAAACAACTAAATAATAATTATTATGAAGAACTATAAAGTAATTAAAGAATTTGCATCTGCACAAAAAGGTGATATGCTTACTTATAATGAAGACACTAATTTGTATGAATTCAGTATGACAACTGAAAATGATAGTGAGAAGTGTTCACGTTATATTTGTATGGATGAGGAAACGGCAGAAGAGTTTGTAGAATCAGGTAATCTGTTAGTCATCGAAGATGAAAATGAAGAGCTTTCTGCAATTGATAAATTGTGTGCATTATCTGATTTAGTAGATACACTAGAAGCTCAATATAAGAAAGACCATGATGCTTTAGTAGAAGCCTATAATAATCAAGAGATTCCTACTTGCGTTAAGGTTGAAGCAGACACGGTATATTTCAATATGAATCAAATTCTTAAAAAGGTAAAGGAAATTATCAATGAATAAATTAGTGAAGGCTGTGAAAAAAACAGATCTTTACAGAGAATTCCTCAAATCACTTGATGGTGTACTTTAGCTGACCACTAGGGAGCAAGACTTGATGGTTTTATTAATTGACATAGATATTAATACTCCTAAGCTCCCTGGGTACAGCAAAAATGTGATAAGTACCGAAAACAGACGTTATCTAAAAGCTGCAACAGGCATTACCAGTGATAACTTAAGTAGATACATAGGAAAATTAAGAGATAAAGGTCTGATAATAAAAGGTAAAGCTGATGATGAATGGATGGTTAATCCTGCATTAATACCTGAAATAATAGGAGATAGAGTTCAGCTAACTATCGTACTTAGATTGGAGAAAGAATAATATGAATATACAATATGTAACACTTAAACCAGGTTGTGTCTTATTATGTAAAAAGTATAATTGGTTTAAGAGATTTTGGGCTAAGCTAAGCAAGAAAGTATTACCTTATAATCATTTTGTTATCTTTAAAGATTCGTGTGATTTAGTAAATACGTTTAGTAAAAATACAGACATTATTATTGCTGAACCTAAAAAGAACTATAGTAAGAAAGAAATTAATATATTAGAAAAGATTCTAGAATTTAAGGGTGATATTGCTACGAGTTCAGAAGAAGGTGTAAAGATTGAAGATTTATTTGCAGCAATTAATATTATTAGAACTAACACATTCTCAGATAATATTAATGATTTACAAGCTTTCTTAAATAACAAATATTATAATATTAGAGAGTTGTCAAATGAAAAAAACTGGAATGAGTATATATTCTGAACTAAGTAATAAATATCAACTTCCTAGTTAGGTAATAAAGGTTATATGTAATCATCCTTTTATGTTCGCTAATAGAAGAATAACAGAAGGTGATGAAAGACCTATGCTATTCACTTACTTAGGTAAAATCAAGATTAAGAAGGTATATGAGCGAAAGAAAGAAGATACGGATAACAAAGATACCACAAAATGACATTCTAACAGAATTAGTAGAGCTCATGATATATTACAAAATGTCTTATCCAACAGGTCAGAAAGATGAATGCACAATACAAATTAAAGAAGGTAGCAATGAAATCATTACCCCTGATTCAACTTATAGATTGTCAGATGAAGTATTTTTGTATGTGTACTTACTTAGTAATAGAGCAATTGCTAATATATATAAAGTAATAAAAGATGATTAGAAAATACTGCCTTGATATATATCCTGTAGATATATATATTTCTACCATAGATTGTTTTGAAGAAATGAAGAGAAAGTTCTTGTTCTATCCTACTATTAAAGATTTACTGAATAAAGAGAATAATGGCTCTCCTATTAGTCCAGCAAGTGCAGATGGGGTCACCTTTATAGTAAGAGATAAAAGAACGGGAGATAAAGGAGTACTCATACTTATAGAAACTCCAGATAAATTAGATGGTACAGCTATAGAAGTAGCTGCTCATGAATCTACTCATGCCACTGATGTAATATGGGATATAATAGGAGGAGTAGGACAAGGATATGATCAAGGTAACGAACCTTACGCTTATTTACTAGGTTGGATAGCAGGTAAAGTAGGTCAATTTATGATAGATTATTTAAGAAATAAAGAAGATGGAAGGAAAGAAGAATGATTTCTTAGACAAGAAATTAAGATGGGATTTGTTGCCCCTAGAAGAAATTGAAGATATCGTAAAAGTATACACAGCTGGTTCTATTAAGTACGGTGATAATAATTGGCAGAACTTAGAGAATGGTTACCAACGTTATAAAGCCGCTATGTTAAGACACTTACTTGAGTATGAGAAAGGTAATACTATTGACGAAGATACTGGTTGTCATCACTTAGCTCAAGTTGCTTGGAATGCAATAGCAATGCTGTGGATAAGTAAACACACTTTTAGAAAAGCAACTGTTGAAGATTTATCTAAAGCTCTAGATGAGCGTATTGAAGAAAAAATAAATAGTTGTAATGACATACTCGATAAGATACAACTTTCTTCCAAAGAAGAGTTAGATAGAAGATCTGAATTTGACACTATCAGTGGTTTAAAGAAAGAAATATCTCGTTCGATTAGAGAGCTATCTAAAGAGCTGGCTAAAAAAACGAACTTTAATTACTGGTTAAGCGAAGATGAAACTGGAGCTATTATAGAAGATAATAACAAAAATGTAGTTAAAGGAATAATTACAGATCGTAATTTATATGGTTCTAATGAAGAGGTTATAGCAAAACTGTGTTCCTATAAAGATAGATTAAAAGACTTAGTAGAAGAAACTATTTATGAATATAACAAAGGAAAGTCTAGAACAGGAGATAGCGTATTATCAGACAGTGATAAACAAGTATCAGAATAATCCTGAATATACAAATCCTAATTGTTCAGAGAAACAAGCTAGAGTAATATTAGCGAGATTACAAAAAGAATATTATACTGATTATAGAATAGATTAATTATGAATAAATACGTAAATGGCAATAATAGTAGTTGCATGATAGGTTATAATCCGGATACAAATGAGATAACTGTTTTAGATAGTTTCTATTTCGATTATATATGGATTGTTCCTGAAGATGGAGAATACAGTATCACAAAAAAAGATGGAACTACTGAAAATGTAAAAGTATCTAAGGGTGATTTAATAGCAAAAACATATAAACTTGATGATAAAACTTTTGTTTATGCTGTAATTAGTGATAAAACTATTAAAGATCATATTGCAAAGATGCAAGATGAAAAACATAAAATAAGCAGCACTTTATCTAAGTGTGAATGTGTCTCAAATGTATCAAGTAACTAATATATAATAATTATGAAACTATTTGATATAATAGGAGGAAAAGTAGTAATACATGAAAACGCTTTAGCTATACCTGCTTTTAAGAAAATATGGGAATCAGATAAAGCTGATAAACAACACGCTACTGCAATACTTAGTTATATAGTATTTAAGAATAAATGGGATAGTCCTTATGTACTGAGTATTCCATATGATCAAATAGAGAGTAAGCTAAAGGAAGAATTCTTAGGAAATACAGATTATGAGCTTACTGAAGATGAACATAAAGCTGAAGATAGCTTTATTAGATTACAACATACTCGTACTTTAGATATGCTAGATAGTATCAGATTAAAGCTAGATACTTTCAATAAATACTATAAAGATTCTTTATTAGAAGAACTTGATGAAAAGAAAATAGAAAAGTATTATGCAGGCTTTGCTAAAGTAAAAGATACATTCGTTACTCTAGATTACTTAGAGAAAGCTGTTAAGTCTGGTGAGCTTGAAACTAGTAAAGTAAAAGGTGACGCTAAGATTAATCTATTTGAACTTCCTAATCAAAATGTTAGAGTATAACATTTGATAAACACTAAAAAATAACAACAACGTTTAATAATACAAAATTGAGATTATGGATAAAAATACAAAAATGCCTACAATTATCGTAGATTTAACTGATGATACCAAGACTGTTGAAGAAGCAATTGCTGAATGTGAAGCAGCTAGATTGCAAGTAAAACCCTGGTATAAAAGAATAGCTAAGCGTATCAAGAGCTGGTTTTAAATTTATAAATATCATTAATTTAACCCCGAAGGGGCCCTTACGTGGAGGGTAAGAATATCCACGTGTTATTGCCCTATGGTGTAATGGTTAGCACAGGAGGCTCTTTGAGTAGTTCGATGTTTAATTGAATGTAAAAATAAAAAGACTATGATAAATAAAATATATGAATGTACAGACGAACAGTTTGTAAATCTAATAAAAAATAGTGCAAATATTGCAGAAGTATTATTTAAATTAGGGTATACCGTGAAAGGAAATTCTTGGGGTTACTCACAAGTAAAGCAAAGAATGACAGATTTAAATTTGAGTTCTGCTAACTTCAAAGGAAAAAATGCTTACTATGAAACTAATAAAGAAAGAGAAATATCTCCAGATAAACTATTTAGAATAAATTGTAAGCATACTAGAACGGTACTAAGAAGAAATATAATAAGAAACAATTTATTACCTTATAAATGTGCTATATGCGGAATAAGTAAATGGAATAATAAAACATTAAGCTTAGAATTAGATCACATAAACGGCATGAATAATGATAATAGATTAGAGAATTTAAGATTTCTTTGTCCTAATTGTCATAGTCAGACCACTACATATGGTAGTAGAAATCAACAACGAAACGAATCTACGTATGAGATAACTGATGAATTAAGAGAATTAGTATCTAATACTTATGATAAAGTTAACAGCGTAAAACGAGTATCTAGTATACTTGGTATTAGAAGAAAGGTTGTAACTGCTATTGTAAATGAAACTGGTCAAAAACATTCAAACCAAAAATATGTAATACGCTATGATAAGAATCATAATGAAATAGCTCGTTATGGTAGTTTAGTAGAAGCGGCGAAAACACTTATAGCTAATAATGAAGTTAAAACTAAAAAAGTAAAAACTTGTACTAGAACTATAAGTTATAATAAAGATAATTTTTGGTTAAATAGCTATTGGACTATATTGGATGGTAGCGGGATAAACGATAATCCGTTACTTGAATCTTCTCTAATTGACTCGGAAAACTTAAAAGTTGACGAGGCGCAAGCGAAAGCAGCGTGACAGACTAAACGAGAAGACTGACTTTCGAGTTGGATGCAATAGTCGATTAAATGAACCCTCTTAGTCTGCGTTCGAGTCGTAGTGGGGCTACTAATTGAAAATAGAATAACATGATTAAATTTGATAGGATGAAACTGATAGGTTTCTCAAAAAATAGAATGCATTTTCAAAGCAGAACTGACAAAAGTAAATATTACTATTTTGAGTTCTCTTTTAAATATCTTAAGAAGATATTTAATCCTAATATAACAAAATATATAGGTCCGTTCTATTAAAAAATACTAGTCCTTTGAAACTATAATAGCAGAAGGAAACTTGTTGGATAGGTAGTTATCGTGAACAGGTAGTCTGGGGTAATGTTAGCCCAGGTGGGGAGTACTAAATATAAGGCGTATAAACCCTAGCTTAAGAAACTAGGTTGCAGCCACTGGAAATCTCCTCTACTAAAATTTAAGATTAATAAAGTAAGAAAAAGGGGTTCGTTGTGAAACGCGCCCCTTTTAAATATACAATATGGTAGACTTCAATAAAAAGATAGTAAATAGTAATAAGTTCAGATAGCCTGCTCTTACATATATTAGAACAGGTCAATACTGCCCACACCCTAAAGGTACGGCAGAATATATGCGTTTCTGGACGGAGGAAAAGGAACGTTGTATTAATGGTTATACAGCTGATGATGGTGATTTCATTAGTGGGTATAACTATTTTTATTTAAATTATTGTCCCATTAATCGTACTGTAAATAGCATAATAAATGGAGAAGTAGTATCAGAATAGTTGGTTACATTTCCTGATTTCTGGGACTATGACTATTACTATTTTAATGCCGTAAATGAAGCTCATAAATAGGGCAAACATTTATGTGTACTTAAGTCTAGACGTAAAGGTTACTCCTATAAAGGAGCAGCTATGTTATGTCGTAATTACTATCTTATACCTAACTCTAAATCATATGTGTATGCTTCAAATAAGCAATATTTAACAGATGACGGTATCCTTACTAAAGCTTGGGACTACTTAGACTTTATAGATGAACATACTGCATGGGGTAAGAAAAGAGCTGTAAATACTCAGTTACGTAAACGTGCTGCAGTAAGTATGAAGGATGAATACGGTAATCAAATAGAAGTAGGTTATAAATCTGAAATTATTGGGGTTACTTTGAAAGACAATCCTGATGTAGTGCGTGGTAAAAAAGCTAACCTTATTCTATTTGAAGAAGCTGGTTCATTTAAAGAACTAGGTGCAGCATGGCAAATTGCTAGACCTTCTGTAGAAAATGATGGTAGAGCATTTGCTACTATGATAGCATTTGGTACTGGTGGTGATGAAGATTCTAACTTCTTTACTCTTAAAGATATGTTTTATAAGCCTAAAGGTTATAATTGTTTAGAGCTTGATAACATATGGGATGAGAATGTAGGAGATACTAAATGTGGTTTCTTCATACCTTAGTATACAAACATGGACATACGAGATGAATAGGGAAATCGTATGTATATGGATAATGATGGTAATACTATAAGACATAAAGCTTTAGAATATGTATTACAATAGCGTAAAGACGTAATAGAGAATGCCACTAGTTCTGTAGCAGTAGACCGTTATGTGGCAGAACGTTGTATTACTCCAGCTGAAGCATGTCTAGAATTCAATGGTAATATATTCCCGAAGAAAGAGTTACAAGAACAACTAGCTAAAATACGTACAAATAAGAAATTATCAAATCATAAATAGATAGGTGATTTAGTATGGGAATCAGATGGTAGTCTTAAATGGGTAATAAAAAAACAAGGTGATATTACTCATTATCCTCTATCCAAAGAGGATGATCCTACTGGTTCTATAGTTATATGGGAACATCCTGTAAAGGATGCTCCTATTGGTTTATATATACTTGGGGTAGACCCTTATGATCATGATCAATCTGGTACTAATTCATTAGGTTCTACTTTTGTATATAAGAGATTTTAGAATTTTGAAAACTACTATGATATAATAGTAGCTGAGTATACAGGAAGGCCTGCTACAGCAGAGGAATATTATGAAAATTTACGTAAACTCGCAGTTTATTACAATGGCAGAATCATGTATGAAAATGAGCGTAAAGGTTTGTTTCCATACTTTACTGCTAAGCATTGTGACTATCTTTTGGCTGATTAGCCAGACATTATATCTGATATCATCAGCAATTCTAAAGTGCAACGAAAGAAAGGTTGCCACATGAATAAACAAATTAAACAATGGGGTGAAGGACTCATCAAAGATTGGTTAAATGATGAGAAATCTCCAGGGCATAAAAACCTACACGATATATTATCAGAACCGCTATTAGAAGAGCTTATAGGTTATAATGATATAGGTAACTTTGACCGTGTGATGGCGTTGATGCAGGTAATGATTTATCGTGAACAACTATATAATGTAGTTGTAAAAGAGAAGAAGAAAACTAATAGAGAGAGATTATTATTCGACGGCCCTCTCTTTACTTATAGTAGCTGGAGTTATGACGATAACTTCAGTCAAGTCGATGACGATGTATATACATTTAATTAACAGAATATGATAAGTAGAAATATTGGTTCATTTCCTGTGCAAAAACTTCCTATGTCTAAAAAGACTAAAGATTGGAAAGAGGCCTGCGTTGACTATATAATAGGTAAGTCAGGCTTTAATAGTGGAGGTGGTAGAAATGGGCGTACTAGATATGAGGAGATGTAGACTTACTATGATCTATACAATAGTATCTATAATGAGAAAGATCTTTTGTACGTTACAAATCCTTTTAAATAGAAAGATGGATTCCCTGCTACAGCATAGGATTATAACATAATTAAACCTAAAATAGACTTACTATTAGGCGAAGAAACGAAAAGACCATTTAATTTTAGAGTAGTACGTACTAGTGATATAGCTACTAGTGAAGTACAAGATACTGCTAAACAAATGCTGGAAGATTATGTAATGGCTACTATTATGAGTCAATTAGGTCCTGAAGAGGCTTAGAGATATCAACAAGCATTATAGAATGGTGAAATATTACCTCCAGAAAAGATATAGAAATATCTAAGTAAGGATTATAAGGACATAGCAGAAGTAACAGCATACCATAGTCTCAACTATCTTAAGAATAAACTTAATGTAGTTCATGAGTTTTATAAAGGTTGGAAGGATGCATTGATAGCTGGAGAAGAAATATACTATGTTGGTATTATAAATGGCAATCCTTATTTAGAACGAGTTAATCCTCTTTACTTTAGTTATGACTAGAGTGCAGACTTAGAATTCATTCATGACTCTGATTGGTGCTGCCGTAAGATGATTATGTCAGCTACAGAAATTTATGATAGATTCTATGACAAGATGACAGAAAAGCAATTAAATGAATTGCTTGAAATGGTAGATGATGTAAGCAGGGGAGGTATTAATCCTGAAGTACGTAAGACATCTATGGATTACCCTCACTTAAAGACAAAAACCATTAATGGGTTAACTTCAAATCCGTTTGAAGGGTCTGATAACATTAATGTTTGGCATTGCTGTTGGAAGTCATTTAAGAAAATAGGTTTCGTTACTTATCAAGATCCTAATACTGGAGAAATTGATGAGTTACAAGTAGACGAGTCCTACAAGGTTACTGGTATGGAGTTGAACGTTGAATGGACTTGGATTATAGAGGTATGGGAAGGTTATAGAGTTGGAGAAGATTTATATATAGGTATATAGCCACTAGAATACCAACACATATCTGCTGATAATCTTAACTCTCAAAAATTACCTTATACAGGAGTTGTATACAATAATACTAATAGTGCTCCTAGATCTTTGGTAAGTATGATGAAACCATTGCAGTATATGTATATTGTACTGTGGTACAGACTAGAACTTGCTATGGCTAGAGATAAAGGTAAAGTACCCGTTATTGACGTTACTTAGATACCTAAATCTATGGGTATAGATGTGAATAAATGGATGCATTATCTAGGGGCTCTTGGTGTAGCGTTTATTAACCCATATGAAGAAGGATGGGATATACCTGGTAGAGAAGGCGGTAAGCCATCTCAGTTCAATCAATTTACTTCATTAGATCTTACTATGGCTAATACTATTGATTAGTACATTAATCTTATGGATAAGATTGAAGCTATGGTATCAGAAATATCAGGAGTAAGTAAATAGCGTGAAGGTTCTGTTACATCTAATGAATTAGTAGGTAATGTAGAGAGATCTATAGTATAGTCAGCTCATATTACTGAACCTTGGTTCTGGGTTCATAATCAAGTAAAGAAAGAAGCTCTTACTATGTTATTAGATACTTCCAAAGTAGCATGGAAAGATAATAAAAGATGCTTACATTATATCCTTGATGATGCTACTAGAGCATTTATAACTCTTTCTGATGAGTTCTTCTATGAAGACATGGATATATTCATTGATGATACTACTAAGAATCAACAACAAGTAGAAGCTCTTAAACAACTTATGCAACCTGCTATGCAGAACGGTGCTAGTTTACTTGATATAGCTGAAATCATTACTATGGATAATATTAGTATGATTAAGTCTAGATTAGAAGAGATTGAACAGAAACGTATGGAGCAGCAACAAGCTATGGAACAAGCTCAAGCAGAACGTGAACAGCAAGCTATTCAAATGCAAAATGAGATTAAGGAAGAGGAGCTTATGATTAAAGAAGCAGAAATGGATCTTGAGAAATATAAGATAGATCAGGATAATGCTACTAAGATTACTGTAGCTCAACTTAATGCTTATAGAGGTGCTGAGAATATGGATCAAGATGGTAATGGAATTCCAGATCCAGTAGAGATAGCCCAGCAAGCTTTAGCTGAACGTAAGCAAGCATCTGATGAAGCTTCTAAACAATTTGAATTCAATGCTAAGATTAGAGAGCAAAAGATGAAGAAAGAGATAGAAGATAAGAAAAATCAGCTTGAAAGGGAAAGAATGGATCACGAAATGAAGTTACAAGCAGCCAAAGACAAGGCAGCAATGGAGAGAGAAAGATTAAAAGCCAAAACTGCGATTAAGAATAAAGTAACAGGAGAGAAATAATTATGAATTGGTTTAAAGAAACATGGTGGATAATTAAATAGCTATTCACTAAAGTAAAAGCAGATAAAGTAGAATATAAACATATGGATCACTATCCATTTAGTGGTTATTCTGCAATGAGCTGGTGTGGTTACTTGTTAAGTAGAAAACCTGAATCTCAGATTAAGCCTACTACTTGGAATCATGAAAATATTCATCTTTATGAAGCTAAAGATAAGAAGAGATGGATAAGTTATTATTGGTCTTATGTATGGGAATGGATTAAAGGTAACCCTATAATCTATCCCGCATCTAGTGCTTACTATACTATTCCTTATGAGATGGAAGCTTATGCTAATGACGATAACTTTGATTATCTGAAAACACGTAAGCCTGAGGATCTTGATAAGTACAAGATTAAAGACAGAAAGAAGACTTATAAGGCTAATAAGAAGAATTGGAAACAGTATCTTAAAACAATTAAATAATAGGAGGAATTAATTATGGCTTGCAAGGGCGGAAAGAAATCCAAAGGTGGAAAAGGTGGAAAGAAATAATTGAAAGATTATGGATAGACAAGCATTTAAATAGAGAATGCAAAACCTAAAGTCTTACCGGGAGAATAATCCCGGTAAAGGCTATTGGGATTGGAAAGTAGAAGCATTTGCAGATGGCGGTGAGGTAGGTGATCCTGAGAAGGAAAGATTCTATCAAGCTACAGGTAGAAGTAGTAGTGGTAGACCTCTAGAAGAAGGTTTAAAACCTGTGTTCAGTCTTGAAGATGCTGCTAATATGACTCCTATTGGTGATGCTATATCGGCTAAAGACGCTTATGATGCAGTAAAGAATAGAGATTGGTTAGGTGCTGGATTGGCTGCTTCAGCTATGATTCCTTTTATACCTAATGTATATAGATCTCTTAAAAGCAAAATTTCAAGGGAGGTCCCTACTGTTACTAGAAGTTTTCAAAGATAGGTGGACGCTAATGATCTTAGACGAGATTTAGAAAATAATAATAGAAGACGAGTATTAGAAGAATATTCTGATTAGCGTAATAGAACATATGAATTATTAAATACTCCAGAAGCTAGAAGGAGAGCATAGATTATCGATAGAAAATATGGTACTGAATATAACAAAGTATATGAAGATATAAATAGTTATGTTAACTTGCCCGAACCTAATTTCGTATCAAATAAAAAAGATTATGCTAACATTGATCCATCTAAAAGTAAAACTATAAATCTGTCTACAGATAATATTAAAACTGCAGAAGATTATCCTAAAGGATTAATAAGACATGAAATAGGTCATTATGTAGATGAGAAAGCTTATCCTGGAGGAGTACCAAATAATGCGTACTTGAGATAGTTAGGTAAACCAAGTAAGCACAGGTCGTTCTCTGAAGTGGAGCATATGTTTCCAGATAAAGACAGAGCTAAAAGTGTATACGAATATTTGCGTAAGCCTACTGAAAAGAAAAGTATTATGAACTAGTTTGATGAGTATTTGATGAATACCTTAACTCCTAGTACTTATCCTACCAATACTAAATAGTTTAGATAGGTTATAGAATCAGCTCCTGATTTATATAACAACATGAAAATGTTATTGAAAATACACACTAAACCAAGTGTATTATATAAAGATTTTCTAGCTAGACCTTTAGTAAATAAGATAAATAAAAACAAGAATCAAGAGATTGTTTAATGGTTATGACAATAATACCACAGTATCCAATACCGAGTTATAAAGACGGAGGGATACACATAAAGAAGAAAAATAGAGGTAAGTTCAATGCTTTAAAGAAGAGAACAGGCAAAAGCACAGAAGAACTTACTCATAGTAAAAATCCATTAACACGTAAAAGAGCGATCTTTGCTCAGAACTTTTCAAGAATAGCTAAAAGGAAAAAGAAAAAGAAATGATAGGTAGATATAGAAGCAAATTTAAGTAGTTTGATGATAATGGAAATCTTTTATGTTATTCGTGTAAAGAGTATAAACCTCTAGACTGTTTTGATAGAAATCCTGGCAAGTGGTTTAGAGCAGAAAAAGATACTAGATGTAAAGAGTGCAAAAAGAAAGCTTACTTACGTCGCAAAGAAAAAAATAGAGGAAGTAAGGATTTAAACAGGCTTCTATATGAAAGATTTCATGGTTTAAAAGATAGGTCCGATAAGAAAAATATAGATTGTAATATAGATCTATAGTATCTACATGAACTTTGGGATAAATAGAAAGGTTTATGTGCTCTGTCTGGAATACCAATGGCATATTACTTTGATAGTGGTAGAGTTCCTACTAATTTAAGCGTAGATAGGATAGATTCAAGTTTAGGTTATATTAAAGGTAATATTCAATTAGTGTGTATGGCAGTAAATCAAATGAAGAGTGATTTAACCGTTGAACAATTGAAATATTTTTGTAAAAGCATTTTAGAATATAAAAAACAATAAATCTAATTATATATAATTATGGAAGCAAAGAACACATTGAATGGTTTTGAGGCTATATTAGATACCTTGAACCCTCATGTAGGTACTAAGACTAAAACAGAAGATAATGATACTGACGTAATTGATGCAGCAGCAGAAGAACTAACAGATGAAGAGTTAGAGGCATTACGTAATCCTAAACCTAAGAAAACTACTAAAGTAGAAGATGGTGAGCTCGAAGATGAAGATAATGAAGAGGAAGATGAAGATGTTACATCTAAACCTAAAAAAACTACTAAAACTCAAAAGAAATCCAAATCTGAAAATACAGAAACTAATGAAGATGAGGATGAGGGTGGGGAACAAGAATCTAATAGTGATAATACCGATGGTGGAAATGATACAAACGACGAAGAAATAATTGTAGGATTCTTTGATTCATTAGCTTCACAATTAGGATGGGATGACGTAGAAGACGATGAAAAGCCTAGAACTGCTGAAGATCTAATTGATTACTTTAAGGAAGTAATAGAAGAAAATTCTACCCCTCAGTATGCTAGTGAGGAAGTAGAAAAGCTTGATAAATTTGTTCATAATGGAGGTAAGCTTAAAGATTATTTTAGTATTGATGCTGATCTTGATATTGACAATATCGAGATAGAAGATGATGAAGTAAATCAAAAACTAGTTATTAAAGAATTTCTAAAAGAGAAAGGCTTTACTTCAAAACAAATTGAAAAGAAACTTAACAAATATGAAGAAGCTGGCTTACTGGAGGATGAGGCTACAGATGCTTTAGAGGCTCTTAGAGACATTAAAGTTGCACGTAAAGAAGAGCTATTAGCCAACCAGGAAAAATAGGCTAGAGAGGCTGAAAAGCAACAACGTGACTTCTTTAATAACGTTGTCACAGAAATAAAAGGCATGGATAGTATCTATGGAATTGATATTCCTGAGAAGGATAAGAAAGCCCTGTTGGAATACATATTCAAACCGGATGCAGATGGCATTACTAGATACTAGAAAGATTATGCTAAAAGCCTTAAGAATTTAATCACTTCTGCTTACTTTACAATGAAAGGTGATACCTTAATTGATATAGCTAAGAAGAAAGGTAAAAAAGATGCTATTGATAATTTCAAGAATACACTATCTAGAAATAATGGAGTATCTAAGAAATCTAAAAGGCAAGTGATAAATAACGATAGCAACTCATCTATTTGGGATGCTTTCGCACGACAACTACGTGTCGCATAATAAAATTAAATAATTAAAAAATTAAATTACTAGTATTTTTATGGATAACAATGTTCTTAATAACCTTCAATTATACAAAGGAAAGTGGTTCTCCGACTTGATTGATACTGCTAAGATTTCAGTAGCTTCTCAGCAGAATCCGTATCAGGTGTCTACTATCTTGTCTTACGTATTTGGTACAAAAGATAGTGGTTATAGCACTTCTTTGGATATGTTGACAGGTGGTCTTGGCAATGTAATGACAATTGATCAGCCTTCTTTTGAATGGTCTGTAATGGTTGATAATGACAGAGCCGTAACAATTAGAGACGCTAAATGGAATGGCGCAGCTATTACTCCTACTTCTACTGCAGGTTTGGGTAACACTCCTATTATGTTGTGGTTAGAAGATAATTGGTTTGGTCCTGGTGCTATTCTCGAATTTGATAACAGAGAGTTCCAAGTACGTGTATCAGGTGCTCCTTATCAAGACGGTAATCTGTGGGTATATACCTGCTTTGTAGCAGATGGTCAGCCTACTTCTTATATTCCTTCTGAATATCTTGAAGCTGGAAAACAAGTATCTCGTCTTGCTTCTGCATACGAAGAATACAGTGAAGAGGGTGATATCTTGAACTACAATACTCACTTCAAGATGCGTAACTATCTTACTACTATTCGTGTTAACTATGATATTACTGGTTCAGCTTATTCTACAGTAATGGCAATTGCTTTGAAAGATCCTGCTACTGGAAAGACTTCTTATCTGTGGGCTGATTATCAGGAATGGAAAGCTTTACGTGAATGGTACAAGAGATGTGAGCGTATGCTTGTTTATATGAAGACTAATGTTAACAAGGATGGTTCTTGTAATCTGAAGGGTACTAACGGTCGTCCGGTATTTATCGGTGCTGGTCTGTTGGAACAGATTGCTCCGTCTAATAGACGTTACTATACTCACTTAACCGGTGAGATGTTGGAAGACTTCTTGTTTGACTTGTCTTATAACTGTCTGGGTACTAATGAACGTAAGTTTGTTGCCTTGACTGGTGAAATGGGTATGCGTGAATTTGACCGTATCTTGAAAGAAAAGGTAGCTACTATGAACTTAACGGATACAGTACTTGTAACTGGTTCTGGTGATAACTTGACTTTCGGTGGTCAGTTCAAGACTTATAAGATGACTAATGGTATCGAGTTGACTTTGAAATATTTCCCGTTGTATGACGATCCTACTTACAATCGTGAGTTGCATCCTGTAACCTTGAAACCGAAGGAATCATATCGTATGACTTTCTTGGATCTTGGTCGTCGTGATGGTGAAGCTAACATCGTTAAGGTAGTTCGTAAGGATCGTGAATTCGTAACTTGGTATACTGGTGGTGCTGTTGCTCCGTCTGGGTATGCTAAGTCTAAGGATACCTTGAGATCTAATGGTAAGGACGGATATACAGTTTTCTTCTTAGGAGAAATGGGCATAATGTTGAGAGATCCACGGGCATGTGGCGAATTGATTTTGGAATAATGGGTAAAACATTAAAAATAGTTGGATAAAAAGGAAACTTTTTCTTAGAAGTTGCGTTATATATAATATAACAGCTAAACTAATAAGGAGATGAGTACAGAAAAATTCCAAGTATACAAAATCACAAATAAAGTTAATGGCAAAATCTATATAGGGGGTACAACGGTCGGTAAAGATAAACGATTTAGTTTACACAAAGACCGAGCATCTCATGGATTTGAGAGCCCTCTTTATAGAGCCATTAGAGAATACGGAGAAGAACAGTTCAGTATCATTATAATTGAAGACTGTAATTCTCAAGAAGAATTAAATGAGCGGGAACGTTATTGGATTGCTACGTTAAGTAGCACTAATCCTGAGATAGGATATAACTCACAATTAGGAGGAAATATATTCAGACACACAGATCTAACTAAATTAAGAATGAGTGCTGTACGTAAAGGTAAAGAAAGTAAAACAAAAATTGCAATACTTCAATATTTATACGATGGCACATTTATCAAAGAGTATCCTAGTCTAACAGAAGCGTCAAAAGAAACCGGATTTGCTAGATCTAAAATAATCAGAAGCTTGCAGAAAAAAGTAGTAAGACCTACAGCAACTAATCCGTATATCTTTATATACAAAGATGGAACCACAGGCGTTCAATTTAAGATTAACCCTGAGGACTACTATACAAGTTTAGATTACAAAGCTAGCCTTTCTGAAGAATGTTTAGAAAAAAGAAACAATAATTTAGTATCCGATGGTGATATGTCTAAACTAGCAACAGCTGTTGAACAGTATGACTTAGAAGGTGTATTGATATCTAAATACTATAGTATTGCAGAGGCTTCTAGAGTTTCAGGTGTTAGTACAAAATCCATTAGAACTCAGTTAAACGATCCCAATTACATAAAGAATTTAAAAAAGACCAGTAAGACAAAGTACATCTGGAAAAAGGCAGATAAAAATGACCCAGATGTCAAGATAAGTAAAGATACGATCTTAGAGCGTTCTTCTAAGAAAAGATCTAAACTTATACAAGCTTTTGATGCAGGAGGTAACTTGATAAAAGAATATCACAACATTAAAGAGTTTGAAGCTGCAGAACATGCTGATAGGCGCACAATGATGGCATCGATAATAAGAGATGAACCTTGGCGTAATTACTACTGGAAAATAACAGGATAAATCTAATACAAAGTATTATGGAAGTAATCGTTAGAATAATGAAAGTAAATCCTTGGACAGGGCTTACTAAATGGCCTACAACATTTGATTATGTAGGTCCATACTGGACTGGATCTGGTAATACCTATACTGGCTTGAGCTCAGAAGATGCTCGTAGATTGGAAAAAGCTTTAAATAAAGAAGAAGGTGAATTAGCTCCTAATAGTGACTTTTGGACTACATTTGCAGTTAAAATCGGTAAGAGAGATTTGATTCTTGATACTGAGAAACCTTTAGATGAATTGCAATATTTATTCCTTAAAGGTCATAAAAGAGTAGCAGATGGTTTATCTAACATGAATCCTTCTAAAGATTATGTACTGATTAATAAAGATGCAGAGGCTGAACAGGCTAATCGTGTTAACAAAGTTAAACGTGAAGCTTACCGTGAGCTCGATAAAATGTCTACTGAAGAAATGCGTAAGTGTTTACGTCTCTATGGTATGAAATCAGATTCTATGTCTAATGAGGTTGCTGAAGCTAAACTGTCAGAATTTATTGAAGCTGATCCTTCTAAGTTCTTGATGAAATGGGTAAATAATCCTAATAAAGAAATTAACTTCGTAATTGAAGAAGCTATTGCTAAAAACATTATTAGAAAGAATCGTGCTCAATATTACTTTGGTACTGATTTAATTGGTAATGGTCTTGAAGATGTAATTGCTTATCTTAAGGATAAGAAGAATCAAGAAATAAAATTGGCAATAATGTAGGAAATAAAATCTAAGTAATGACTAATAAAGATTCTCATATAATTTTCAAGGTAGTTCTGGATAAGAATGCAGAAGGTATTGCTTATGGCGGATGCCCCGCATTTTTAGACGAGGAAGTAGACTTATTTCTTAATCAAGCACAGCTAGAAATCTTAAGTAATAAGATTACTGGTAATAATGCTTTAAGAGTAGGTTTAGAAGGTTCTGTATCTAACTTATCTGAAATAGAGAAGTTAATAGCTACAGATGTTAATCTTCATGCTGTACATACAGGCTACAATGAGTATGCATTAGAAGATGTTCATGATGAAGATAATAGAATGACTATACTTAGTGTATTACTTAAGTATGGGCAATTCTAGACCAATTGCGTACTTACTAGTCATGAGTTAGTAAAGCCTTTTAAGTAGACTTACAATAATATACCTTGGGTAGAGAATCCAGTAGCTACTTTAGAAAATGATAAACTCTTAGTATACGTAGATCCTGTTTTAATGCAGGATCCTATGTATGCTCCAAGAGTAGAAGATAATACAGAGTTCTATAGAGTAGATCTCACTTATGTTAAGAAACCAACTAAGTTTGATTATACTAAACCTGAACAAGAATTAGATTTTCCTGAAGATGTCATGTATGAAATTATTAATAGAGCAGTAGTAATTGCTTTAGAGAATATAGAATCTCAGAGACAATCTTCTAAGTTTTAGTTAAACCAAGTATCTGAATAATTATGCGCGAAAGAGATTTTCAAATAAATGTAGAAAGGCAACTGAATAACATTATAACAAACTATAATGATGCTATTAAGTTTCCTTCAGATACTTTGTTTCATTTCATAAACAAAGCTAAAGACGAATATGTTAAACAGAACTTTAGAGTATTCTAGAGAAATCAAGAGATTACTGATAACATACGTACTTTAGTAAATACTAAGAGCTATACTACTTATAGCTTTAGTAAATTAGGTAATAAATGGGAAGCTGATTATCCTGAAGATTATATGTTTGCACTTGGTGAAAATGTATACATAAGTATAAAGGATAATAAATGCAATAACTTAATTACTCGTGAATCTGATGTAATAGAGGCTACAATAGAGACAGTAAGCTCTAGACTAAGTAATAGTCTATCAGATCACAGATTGCGTTATAATCAAGCAAAGCCTATTAGAGTATATACTGACAATAAAATTGTATTATATACTGATGGTAATTATGATATAAGTTCTTATGAACTTACCTACTTAAGAAAAGCAAAAGATCTGGGTAACGTAAGCGATCTTACTAAAGAATACACAGATCTTCCAGAAAATACACATTAGGATATAGTTGATCTAGCAGTTCAAATGATAGTACAAACTATACCTAATACAAGTTCTAAGAAATCTTAGGACGAATAATTAAGGCGCTTACCAACGTGGAAATCTGAAATAATGAAAGTAGAAAGTAAGCGAATAGACTAAGCGCTAATGTCTAATTTAAAAACAAACATTTAATATGATAACTTCAGTACACTCAGTTCTGATTGGAAAACAAGCTCCGACTTCTTACACTACAGTAGATGCTTTGACTGTTGGTGATGTTGCTTTGTTCGATGAGAATAAGGCTCTTATTAAGACTGCTGCTGATGCAGTAAATGCTAACTCTCTGTATGTAGGTGTAGCAGGTGAAAAGATGAATGTTACTATGCCTGATGGTACAGTAGCACAGAAAGCTAATATTGATTTCTCTACTGAAATTCAGAAAGCTTCTAAACCGTCTGCAGTAATCGGTGAATATGTAGCTCCTGTTGAAGAAAAGATTGTAATCACTTTGACTGACGCTACTATCGTTGCTGGTAATCGTTACGTTTTGCGTATTGTTTATAAGGATTTTGAAGTAAACAACTTCCAGTTTACTCATACTTATGAAGTATATGCTGAAACTACTACTGCTAAAGACTTAGTAGACGCTTTCTTGAAGAAGATTAACGCACACAAGAACCGTAGAGTACAGGCTTCTGCTTCTGCTGCAGTTCTGACTTTGACTGCTATGCCGAAGGATGATAACGAAGGCATTTATTCTTTAAATGAATATAGCGTTGTATCTATGGAAGCTTCTCTGTATGAGACTATTCCTGGTGCATTGCTTGCTAATCAGCCTAAAGCAGTTGTAGGTGCTACGATTGTTAAGACTGCCGGTAATCCGGGTAAGGGTTATTGGAAGCAAGTACGTGATGCAGAAGTACGTAACATGGGTTATAAAGGTCACGTATTTACTGGCGCATATCCTATTGTTGAACAGGTTCGTAAAGTAGTAGAAGATGCAGAATATGATTATGCTATCATCGAAAACGATAACCTGTACTTGAGCAATGATAATCAGTACATCAAGACTACTCCGTTGACTACGGAAGTTTATTGTCCTAGTTTAGTTGATTCTATTGTAGATAAAGGTATTCAGTCATTTATTGCTGGTAAGACAATTGCCTAATCCACGTTAGAGAGATTGAATTTGGGATAAGATTCCTTTTACAAACTACAGAAGTGGAGTTGTGGAATATTCCACTCTCCACTTTTTTTATTGTTGATATATGGACAAATTAACAAATATACAAATAGATGGTGATAAACTGACCTTTAAGATAGAGACTGAAGTAGATCTTAGTAACTATGGTAAGGAAGTTTATATAGATGAAGTATGGAATTTAAAGAACATACTTGAAGACAGTCCTATACATAACATTAGCTTTTCCGAGAATATTACAGTAGATTCCGAAAATAATGTAACTGTAACTAATGACGATATTCTGGAATTAGATTGGAATATGAAATACGTTACTTTGAGATGTTTTACGGAATAGGAAGAAATTCATTTTCATGGCATATACTACAATCCTTCAATTGTATATATGGCAGAGATTAGGAAATTACATACTCACTGCTCAACTTGTTTAGATGATCAGACTATGCAGAACATAATGTTAGTAGTCTTTAAGAGATAGTTACTTGAGTATGCTTTAGCATCCGATTACTATCGTGATGCTTTACAATTATATGTAGATATCTGTAGATTACTTGAGATATCTATTAAACCAAAATGTGCAGCTAGTACTTGCTGTAACAATGCTATTCTTACTCAGAAAGGTGATTGTTTCAATACAGAAAACGATAAGTGTCTTCATTTAGAGAAAGAGCGTAACTCTGCTACTTTATTTAGTGGTATTTGTTACTCTTGTTCTAACAATACTTGCAGTACAGGAAATTGCAGTAATGGTTATTGTAAATTATAAAATAAATAGATATGATACAAAAATGTGATGGTGTAAAGATATTGGACTTAGAAGAGAAGCTTGAAGTTACAGGTAGTGAATACATGGTTACTGCAGAAAAAGGCAATAACTATAAATTACCGCTTGAATCTGTAGCTGATATAGTTATAGGTAGTTCTAAGTTTAAAGCTGCAATTAAGGATGTATATGAATCAAGTACACCTACTGCATCTGTATCTTTAGATAAAGATCAATTTCTATTCTCATTTGGTATACCTGCTGGTAGAACTGGTGATGCTGGTAAAGATGGTAAAGATGGTAAAGATGGATAGGATGGCAAAGATGGTATTGATGGTGTACCAGGTATAGATGGAGATACTACTAGAGTAGTAATAGCATATAAGTCTACTAAGAGTATAGAAAGACCTGATACTCCTGTAGGAGGTAGTTGGGATTATGATACTAATACTATTACATATCCTGAAGGATGGTCTGGTAGTGATAGTAACCCTAATGGTTATGTATGGATGTCTAGTGCTACATTCTCTAGTAAAGGTACAATTGTAGTTCCCTGGAGTACACCAGTGAGACTTACTGGAGCAGATGGTCATGATGGAGCTGATGGTAGTAATATTGAATTCGTGTATAAGCTTACTGTAACTAGTTTAGTTACACCTACTAAACCTACAGGTAACAGCCAGACTGAAGCTATTAGACAAGGGTGGACTGATCATCCTACAGGTATTAGCGAACAATATCAATGTGAATGGGTTTGTTCACATAACTTACAAACTGATGGTAGTTGGAGTGAGTGGAGTAGCCCCACTATTTGGTCTAAATGGGGTGTAAACGGTAAAGATGGTGATGGCGTAGAGTATATATATCAGATTACTAAATTACCTGCTTCTCCTAAAGAGATTACAGATAACAACCCAGATCAAGATGAATATATACCTCAATCAGCTCCTGGTGAACAACCTTGGACAGATAATCCTACTGGAGTAAGTAAAGAATTCCAATACGAATGGGTTAGCCAGAGAAAGTATAAAGGTGATACACATAAATGGGGCAACTTTAGTTCTCCATCATTATGGGCTAAATATGGAGACAATGGTCAAGATGGTCAACACCTTAGAGTAATGTATACTAAGACATCTGGTAGCGACGTTAAACCTAGAGATCCAGATAGATTGAATATTAATCCTGGTAGTATCTGGAGTGTAGGTATGCCTACTGCTACTGGTAAAGAAGCTATATGGGGTATTCAAGCCCTTGTTACTTTTGATAATAAGTTAGTAATTGATGAATCCTTACCTGAAGAAGAAAGAGGTTGGCAAGGTCCTTACTTAATTACTGGTGTACCTGGTCTAGATGGTAATAATTTTAATTATCAAGTAGAAGCATTTAAGCAAAGTCAGACTCAACCTGAGAAGCCTACTAGTAATGACCCATATAATCCTGGTGATGGTTGGGTACTTACTCCTGATATGTCTACTGGTATATGGTGGAAATGTATAGCATTGGTTCAAGGTGAAACTGGCACGGTAATAGAATGGGGTGCTGTAGTAAAAGTAACTGGACAAGGAGTTATTATTAAAGGTACTTTAGATTCTACAGATGATCTTCCAACTAGTGGTAATGAAATAGGAGACGGTTGGGTTATTGATGGCTTCTTATGGGTATGGAATGGTAGTGACTGGGTAAATGTAGGTAAGGTTCAAGGCATGGATGGTAACTACTATGAATACAGATTTGCTAGAAACAATAGTTGGAGTTCAGCTCCTTCGTTAGACCAAGATACTCGTTATCCTTCTGGTTGGAGTTCTTCAGCTCCTGCTTTAAGTAATGGTAAAGTCTTATGGGCTACTTTTGCTTATATCAATGGTAGTGATAATACTATGATAGAAGACTGGTGCGATCCATACTATATGACTGGTATGACTGGTGATAATGGTGGTTCAGGTGTTCCTGGAGTAGGTTATGAAGTTAGATACTGTAAAGGTACTGAAACTACTTATACAGGAGAACAATGGAGCGACACTATGAAGCGTAAGAGAGATCCAAAAGGTTGGTCTATAGATGTTCCTGAGTTAGTTAGTGGTGATGAATATAACTACATATGGTTTATTCAATGTAGAATAATAAATGACGAATTAGAGTCTGGTCAATATTGGTCTAAACCTAACCCTATGGGTGGTATAATTACTCCAGATCCAGTAGGTTCACAACCTATAGCATATCCTATGGGTATATATAGTACTACTACCCCTTACATTAACGATGGAGAAACTGCTCCATATGTATATGATACTGGAGGAGATACTGAAGGCAATCACTATTTCTTTTTAAAAGCCGTAATGACATGGATTGGTACGTAGCAGAATAATGAATCGCCAGGAACAGATACCTCTGGAGCATGGGAACCATTAAAAAACTTTGAAGCTATCTATACTGACTTACTTATTGCACCTAACTCATTAGTAGGTGGAGCTGTATTTAATAATAACCTGATGTTCTCACAAAGAGGTAAGAATGCTAGTGGTGGTGATAGTTCTGAATATCATTTGATTAATACTTCAGATCCTATGAACACTTCTAACTCATTTAGACCTAATTTCTTGTTAGACTTTGAGAATGGTGAAGCTTACTTTGGAGCTGGAGGTATACACTTAGCTGCTGATTCTGAGAATAGTTAGTTGTAGTTAACTACATCTGATACTAAGCTTACGCTAGACGGTAGCGGATTAAGTATGATTAACAATACTGGTGGATTGTCTACAGTAGGTACTTATATAAAAAAGAACAATATATCTCAGCTTACTAATGACTATTAGTTTAAGTTAGATTCAACAGGCATGCGCATGGGTCAGGCCCAGACTCCATTTACTGAGTGGTTTGGTTTAAATTCTGATGGTAGTGGATAGTTAGCAAAAGGTAATATCACTTGGAATTCTTCTGGAGAAATTAATGAACTTAATGTAGGAGATAGTACTCACGGTAAAGTAATATTGGCAGGTAATAGTTTTAGTGGACTGAGAGTACCTCAATCTACAGATTCAGACTTTTATCTAATAGATATATACGGAACTTAGGACTAGTCTCCTGACTAGGGAAACATATATGTTAGATGTAGTAATGGTTCGTAGATACTCATATCTGGAAATGGTAGTATATACATATAGAAAGTATTAGGAAGCGATACATACACTGCTAATTTAAACCCAACAGAAGGTTTAATATTTGCAAAAAACAATCTTACAACTAAAACATACGCTAACGTATAATTACTATGGATAAAGCAAAAGAATATATAAACAGTAAAACAAACTCTATACTTAAAACTAATATACTTAGGAACAATAGAGATGTTGTAGCAACCATAGTATACAATGAATTGACAGATTTATTGGAGTTTAGTAACACATCTAGTGTTACTACTCCTATAGATTCTGAAATACTAAAGAGATACTTACATTAGGTTAAACCACAGTTATATAGTGGTATACCTATGAAACTCAAACCGTATTGTATTAAGTGTGGTTGTGGTAATGGATACTTTAGAGGATTGTATGATCCTTATGTATTAGCATTGTTAACAGAGGATGCAGATCCTTGGTTATGGGAAGATAACGGTGTAGTACTGTTAGAATAGTAGAAAGAAAATAATTTGATTGACAATGATAGCAAGAATTAAAGGTTTAAAGATTAGTCAAGCTTCAGAACGTACTGCTGTCACAGGATAGGAAATGATTCCATTCCAAGATGGTGAAAGAAATGGTAAGATCCGAATGATAGAGTTTAAAGATATGACTATGTATATCTTTGATCCTACTATCGTTGATGGTAAAGTAAGTCAAGAAGATTATGACGCATTAAAGCAGGCTATAGAAGAAGGTAAGCTTATCTATACTATTAACTCTAATAGAAACGGATTAGACTTAGCAACTGAAGTAGCTATAGTTGGTGGTACTATATATATTGAATCTCCCGATTTTATTAAAGAAGAAGATACAGATAATATATCTCAAGTAGTATTTGATACTATTGCTGTAGATGGTTCATTAAACTATAGTAAGGAACAGTATACTACTACAGTTATTAAGACTACTGGAGATGGTACTAAAGTACTTACAGATAATGGTCAGTATGTATATATAGGTAATTTAGCATTAACTAACATTAAGTTTAAAGACGGTACTAATACATCTACTTATGATTTAGTAACCAATGGCATTACCTTTAGACAGAATAGTACTCCGTGTGTATCATGGAACACTATTAAGAGTGGTAACAACATCTATATGGATATACGTATAGCTAATGCTACTGCATCTATGGACGGTCTAATGAGTAAGGAAGACTATGTAGAACTTAATACTACTATACCTGGGCAGATTGAAGATCTAAAGGAAGCTGACTCCAATATAAATAATAGAATAGACGATCTTGATGATAAGATTGATAAGGAGATTGCCGATAGAGAAGCAGAGATAGACCGTATAGAGAATAAGTTTGATGGAGTTACCGATAAACTAGAGGACGCTTTACAGAAAGAGATTGAAGATAGAAAAGCAGGCGATACTACTATTACTAATAGTTTAAATGCGTTCATTAGTACTAAAGGTCAACCTGGTGGTTTAGCTGAATTAGACTCAACTGGTAAGGTTCCTGCAGCTCAATTACCATCTTATGTAGATGATGTATTAGAGTTCTCTACTAAAGCTCAATTTCCTCAAACTGGCGAAACAGGTAAGATATATGTAGCTAAGGATACTAATCTAACATATAGATGGACTGGTACTCAATACTTAGAGATTAGTTAGAGTTTGGCATTAGGTGAAACTCCTAGTACGGCGTATCCTGGAGATAAAGGTAAAGCTAATAGAGATGCTTTAAATAGTATGCCTACTAAACTTACTTCATACCTTACTCCTACTACTAGTACTGGTGAGTTAGTTAAGATTAACTACAAGTATACATCTAAAGATGGTTTGAATTATGGTCCATTACAGGATGATAACATAGATATACCATCAGCTACAACTACTAATGCAGGCGCTATGTCTGCAATAGATAAAGGTAGATTAGATGATTTGTATGATGAATTTGGTAGTATAGAGAACCCAGGTAATAAGCTTAACTCATTACCTAAGAACTTAGTTACAGGTGTAGATGCAACATCTAGGAATGCTTCTACTGTAACTATTAACTATAAGCAATCTGATTTATCTGCAGCTAGTAATTCATATGCGAATCCTATTACTAAGTCATAGACTATACCTGCTGCTACACAATCTGCAGCTGGTGTAATGACTGCTACTGATAAATAGAACCTAGATGTCAATATACCTAATAGAATTACTAATCTAGATAACAGAGTAACTACTGAAGTAAACAGACTAGAAGAGCTTATTGAGAGTAGTTCATCTGAGATTACTAACGATTTGAATGTAGAGATTCAAGCTAGAAAAGATGGTGATGCTCAGTTACAGACTAATATTAACAATCTGTAGTCTACTATGAATACAGAATTAGCTAAGAAGGTTGGTAAAGTAACTGTGGCTGGTTCTGGTAATGCTGTTACTACTGCATCTATTAGTGGTGATACTCTTACTTTAACCAAAGGAGCTACATATAATAACTATGTACATCCTGCTGGTTCTGCACCTAGTAAAGCATCTGGATTCTATAAGTTCTCTACTGATTCTACTAGTCATGTAGCTAGTGTTACTGCTGTAACTAAAAAAGATATTACTGACCTAGGAATCGCCGATACTAGTTCTACTCTTAGACTTTTACATATAGGTAATAAAGAAGACTATGAACATGTAGTAATATTATTATGGAAAGACGGTGAAGTGGCTACCAATAGAATAGATGGTCTATTCTATACCGTGATGAACGGTTCTACAAGAAGGCAAGCTGCTGAAGCTCACTTGTGGTTCTCTAGATGGGCTGCTGGTTTTGATTATAAGTTCATACTGAACACTAGTCAACAAGGTTCAGGATTTTCATTAGTAACATGTACATATAATGGGGCTAAATGGTGGGGATTAAGACATATAAATGATCAAGCAGTAAACTTTTACTTTGATGGTTCAATGTCTTCCTAGATAAATCCCACTATAATAAAATACTACAATAAGAATACGTCTACTGTATTGAATGCTGAAATTAACAGTTCTGTAACTAATGAAGCTGGTAAACTTAGTAGATTCGATGTAAATGGAGATCCATATGCCTTCTTAAGCGAAGTTAACACTAAGGTTAGTAAGTCTGGGGATACTATGACTGGTAATTTGAATCTTAGTAATTCTGGAATAAGTACAACTATCACTACAGATGGTAATCATAATGTTAAAATAGGCTCTGCAATTACAGGAGGATGGGCAAAAGGATATAATTTTAGTAATAACTCAGGAACAACTTTAGCAGCAATAGGATGCACAGGAGGAGGACAAACACTCAATTATGCTTATATTGGTAGTACCTATGAAAATACTTGGTAGAGATGGAATTCATCAGGTTCTGTTATAACTGTACCCTTATCAATAAGTCAAACTTCATCTGGCTAGCCTTTAACTTTGCACGGTAATAATACTGTGGGTCTTATCTAGTTTGTTAATAACGAAGTAGAAACTGCAGAAGTAGGGTATACGGATTCATTAGGTGCATACTTATATAATGATAAACTGACAACTCATCCGTGTATATCATTAGGCAGCGTAGATAGTTTAGATGAAGGAGCAACTTTCTATTATGGAGGTACTCATTATAAATTACTCCATAAAGGTAATTATGCTAATGAGTTAGATAAAAGATACTCACCACATACTGTATATAATTACGATAAGGGTTGTTTAGTAAAACTAAGAATATCATCTAATAGCAACACAATGGTAACAGTAAGAATTTTTGGTAATTCTTATGATAGTAAACCTCCATTTGATACAGTAATATAGTTTTATAACTATGACAATAATAATGAGATTTTACAACCTACTGGAGTCAACAACGGAACTAGCTTTGGTGATATAAAAGCGTTTATACATCAAGGGCAGGTTCATTTGTGGTTTAAATAGACAAGAACATATTAGACATTCCATGTTCATGCATATAACAGTACTTCAAAAGATAATCTAGTTCAAAGTATAACTAATGCTGCTATGCCTACTTCTGGAGTAGCTAGAATGGTAACTATAACTCCTAAATAGTCCATATATGCTGGAGATAATATTGTTAGAGCAGCGGGTAGTGTAAATATAGAACACACAAATGAAATAAATTCATATAATGGTAATCTATATTTGAACCATAGAAATATGGATGGAACCAAAAATATCATAATGTGTGGTAATGGCGGAGGTGTTGTAATAGGTGGTAATCTTGAACCAACTCAAAAACTACATGTGTTAGGTGGTATTTTATCTACCGGAAAAATATATGCAGCAGGCGGTTTCTTCAAAGAATCTGACGCTAGATTAAAATCAGACATTAAACCATTAGATTATACTTTAGAACAGATATGCTCTATACCTACTGTATCATTTATAATGAATGATTAGAAGCAAATAGGTACTATAGCATAGAACTTAGAGGAATTAGGTTTTGAAGATATAGTAACTGAAAGTGATACTCTTAAATCTGAAGTAAAGAACCCTGAACAATTTGAATCATTCACTAAAGATGGTGAAGAGTATGTTAAGGTTAAGAAGGTAGAGTATGAGATGTTAGGTGTATTAGCTATTGAAGGAGTTAAGATGCTTAAGGATGAGATTGAAAAGCTTAAAGCTGAAATAGAAACTTTAAAGAATAAGCAACATGAGTAATGAAATAGCAACATATTCTATGATATTAAGTAAGCTTAGTCTAGGTAAGAGTGGGACAGAATGCCCTACTAAGACCTAGATTTTAGCTATTAATTCATTAATCGTTATTGAGAATGCTTCTACTTATGGAGCTAACGAATGTGTAAAGATAGATGATATACGTAAGAAAGCAGAGACTTGGAATTACTACTTAACAGTATCTCCTACTAGTATGTCATTTGGAGCTGGTGGTGGTAGTAAATAGTTTACTTATAGTTCTTACAAAAGAAAGGTATTAGATGGAGTAGAATAGAGTGGTGATACTAATGTATCATTAAAGTCTACTACTATATCTGGTACTGGGTTCTCTTTAAGTGGAACCACCGTAAGTGCTTCTGCTAATGAAGGTACTTCAAATAGAACAGGTACAGTTACTATAACTCAGAATGAGTCTAATAAGACAGCTACTATTAGTCTATCACAGAGTGGAGATACTATTAGTTCATACGGAGAATGGACTATATCTGTATCAGCTAGTCCCACTAGTGTATCTAGTAGTGGCGGTACTTCTACTATTACAGCTAGTGCTAAGAGAACCGTATATTGGGCTAGTGGAGATGTTACTGAAGAAACAGGTAATCCTGCACTGTCTACTAACTTAGGTAGTCTTAGTAGTAGCTCTTCACCTAGTACTTTAACATTAGGAGAGAATACATCTACATCTAGTAGAACCGCAACTATTAAAGCAACTCATGGTGGTAAGTCAGCTACTTGTACAGTTACTCAAGCAGGTGCTGAACCTACTATTGAGTATGTATTTACAATTAGTCCATGGCAAGTTAATGTTGGAGCTAGTGGTGGTACAGGAGATATAGGCTTTACTTCATATAAGTTGGTAAATGGTAATCAGATCAGTTTAGGATATAGTATAGATAGTAGTACATTACCTTCGTGGGCAACATATAGTAATGGTAGATTTACTATAAGTTCTAATTCATCTACATCTTCTAGATCTGCAAATGTGTACTTTACATAGAGTGAATCTGGAAAAAGAGATTATGCTACAATATCACAAAGCGGTTATGTACCACCTGCAGATAATTATGTATTTACTTGGGAAGGTGGTAGTACCTCAGATGTTAGCGCAAGCTTCCCGTGGGATTTCTCTACTAATGGAACTGCTGCTAATATACCAGTAGTATCTACTAAGAATGGTAGTAGTCAATCTTGGAGTGTGTCTAGTAAGCCTAGTTGGATAACTACTTCTACTACTAGTAGTAAAGTTACTATCAGTGCATCCGATAATAGTGGATCTGCAAGAAGTGGAAAAGTAGTATTAACTCAGAGTGGTTCTGGTAATACATTAACTGTTAATGTTAGTCAAGATGCTAAGCCTGCTGAAAATGTATATGTATTTACAATAACACCAAATACATATGATGCTCCATATAGTAGTGCCTCTTTCATACCAAGAACAGTATCTACTAAGAATGGTAGTAATATAGGCTATAGTTTAACTTCTGGTGGTACTGATTGGGTAGTTGTATCTACAACTGGAAAAATAACTGTAGAGATATTGAAAAACACTACTTCTAATACTAGAAGTACTACTCTAGTATTTACATAGAATGAATCTGGTAAGACTCAATCTATAAAGATAACTCAAAGCGGTTATACTCCTACATATACGTTTAACGTAACTCCGACGAATTTAAGCGTAACTGCAGCAGAAACGAACGAGACGCTTACAGTGAATTCTTATAAGACTGTACTTAAAAGCGACGGTAGTGAAACTACAGAATCTCTAAACTACGAATTCTCGTCAAACGCAAGTTGGGTTAATGCTGCAAGAACTACAACCAACACTACATATATAACTGTAGCATAGAACTTAACAACTAACTAGAGAAGTGCTAAGATTACTTTAACTCAAGCAGAGAGTGGTGCTCAAGTATTTACAAATGTTATCCAAGCAGGGCAATAGGTAGTTGACAATAAGCTTACTTTAACTAGTATTACTTATAGTACTGGTTACTTATTCCCTTCTGGTTAGACGCCAGTAGAAGGTGAAACTGTATATTTAGGTTTTGTAGTACCTAACACATTCACATGGAAAACTTCTAATGGTTTAGCTATTAATAGAGGAACTATTTATGCTGGGAATATAGGGAATATATATGTACGTGAGAATGATAGGTATAAGTTAGTTAAATCGTTCTAGTTACAAACAGGAGATCAAACTATTAGTTTCTAATGAATCCGTACTTAGCACATATGACAGATAGAGAATTGTTGGAGCAGATATATCTTCTGCTCCTTCAAATCAACGTAAAGGTAAGTGAGATAGATAATGATACTAAACAATTTGGTATGAACGTAGCAGCCAATCTAGTTGGTGATGCTCTAATGATGAATAACAATGATGCCGAGAGAAGAAATAATTAAACAGCTTAAACCTTACTTTAATGTAAAAGAATTAGTATGTAACCACATATATAGTAGGTTTGGAGAACAATCATGGATGTTCTTAAGTACTTAGTTACTACACGTATTACTGTGTCTACGTACTGATATTTTACGAATGCCAATGCATATCAATATTGGTAATATGCATCAAAGAGGTATGCGTTGTAATATGTGTCCTTTAGTAAAGAGTAAGAAAGGAGTATATGTATCTGCACATGTAACAGGTAATGCTATTGACTTTACTTGTGATGATAAGACTGCAGAAGAAGTAAGAGAGATAATAAAGGCTAAACCTTTGTTATTACCATGTAAAGTACGTTTAGAGGAAGATGTTACCTGGGTTCATATTGATGTATATGATGATGGAACAGAAGACAAAATAACAACATTTAAAGCATAATATATGTTACAGAGAGAGATAGTTAGATTTAGAGCATCAGATACGTAGCCTAATCCTCTAGAAGTAGATTATTGGATTGACGTTACTTCTAATTACTATGGCGGTTGTATTAGGTATTATCGTAATGATACTAATACATGGGAGATACTAGATCTGAATGATAAGCAAGTAGATACTATCATTGATTATATTAATAGAGCTCTTGACTAGATAGAACAGTTTATTAATGAAGCTATAACTGAAATCAGAAATGAATTAGCTGAGTTTAAAGATGAACTGAAAGAAGAAGTTAATAGACTGTGGTAGTATATTAATCAGAAAGTAGAAGAGTTAACTACTCAGATTAATGATATTAGAAATGAAATTAATGGTATCAAGTAGGATATTACTAATATCAATTCTAGTATTGAAGAGCTGCGTTAGGATATAACTGAAATAATAGGAGGAGACTTAAGTTCTATTCAACAGAAAATTACTGAATTAACTCAGAATATACAAGAGTTAGATAGTAAGATTGACCAATAGATCAGTGATTTAAGAAGCTATATAAATAGTGAAATTACTAAAGCTAAGAATGAACTTAAGACCTACGTAGATGGTAAAGTTACTGATCTTACTGAGTTAATTAATCAAGAGATTGAGAATAGAACTAATGCAGATAACAATCTGCAATCTCAGATTAATGAGCTTAAACAATTGATTACTAATGCACAAAATGCTATTGATACTCATGCTGCTAGAAGAGATAATCCTCATGTAGTTACCAGAGCTCAATTGTCATTAGCTACTACCGATAATGTTGTATTTAATAAAGTAAGTGCTCCTAGTGGGTTCTTTAAAGAGTAATAGTTATGAATAAATGTGACGGTATAAAGATATTGGAGCTGGATCCTAAGCGTATACTAGAAGGAAACGAATACATGGTAATAGCAGAGAAGGATTAGAACTTTAAAGCTCCTATTAACTAGATTGTTGATTTAGTAGTTAGTGATGATAGACTTAAGAACTACATAGATACTACTATAGAATCTTCAATAGGTGATTTCAAAAATGAAGTTAATCAAAGTATATCTGAACTTACTAGTAAAATAAATAATCTAGATAGTAAGATAACTAATGTTAATAATAGAATTACTAATCTAGAATCTAGTATAGATGATATTGAACAGAGTATAACTAGTATCAATAATAAGATTACTAATATTGAGAATAATCTTGGTAATGTTGGTGAATTACTTGATGAAGAGTATATCACTTAGCTAATAAATAAACTTATTAGTGAGAATAAGATATCTGTATTAGATCCAGTACAACAGGCAATGAACAAAGGTACTGGTGTTACTTTAGCATTACCTAGTGCTAATAATGGTAAGATATCATTACCTATATGGACTGGTACTGAAGCTGAATATAATTAGCTTACTAAAGTAGCAGGTATGACTTATAATATTATTGATGAGGAGAGTGAATAATGTTAGAGTTAGGTATAGCAGGGGGACGAGCAGTTCCCCTACAAAAGAGAACTGTAGGCAATACTAATATATCTGATGTATTTGATGGAGTAAATCATATATGGCCTACTAGGGATGATGTAGCTTACTTCTATGATTTCAATAGTATATAGTTGAGATTCATATGGACTGATTCTAACGGTAGAGATTTTGATACCGGTACTAACATCACTAACGCTCCTAGTATCCCTAGTGAAATAGTAGGATGGAGTTGGGGTTCGTCTGAAAATAGAACTCAACCGTTTTTATACTGGGGAGGCGATAACACTCAATCTGGAGCAGAGTGTGTAATGGTAGACATTAAATCCATACAAGATGTATATACTAATGATCCTAGTTTAACTATGCCGGAATAGTTAATTGTATAGCTTAGAGGAAACTGGTTTGGAAATAAAAATGACGGTATTGTGACTGTTGAATGTACTGCTTATAAAGGAGGAGTTATAGTAAAAGCATATCAAATGAAGGGTAGTGATATGGGAGTAACAGGTCAATCATTTGTATTCGCTGATAAAGATGGTTGGGTGTCTGAAGAAGGTATGCCTAATAAAATATGGGTTGGAGAAGCTGTTAAATACGTTGATAGATGGTATAAAATTAATCCTGTAGATGATAGCGTAGAAGGTATGCCCAATTTAACGATATAGAGAGACTTTACACATAAAGGTACTTTAAGTACTTCCGTTAATGGTTATGTTACATTTAATGGTAAATAGTATAAGACATGGAATGATTAGACTAATGTAGACGGAGATATAATAATAGGATCTGTTAGATGTCTGAATACTGATACTATGACTGAGGAAGGATAGATTAAAGTAATCGCTATGAATGAGAATGGCACTATATACAATGATAGTATAAGTACTGCATTCAGATATGGATATGTAGCGGGTAATAGTGAAAAGAGAGGTCAGCAGTTTATTAGGAGTTATGTAAGCAGTAGAGACGGTTAGGCAGCAGATGAGGAATTTGCTGTAGTTAATTACTTTGATAAGACTGAAGCTGGTCAAGTTGTAGCATTAAATCCAATAACATAATGAAAACAATATTGTATATTTCAATGATGAATATACAAGATAGAAAGAATACAATACTCCAGAACAGGAGATTATTTAATTATTAAATATTTGCAAATATGGTTAAACAAGAAAATCCTAATTTCATAGCATCTAAGTATGCTCCAAATCCTAAAGAGGTTTCTTACTGGATTGACTTAGCAACAGACAGTACTGGTAATGTTATTAAGTCATATAGTCCTGATCTTAAGAAATGGATACCACTGAATAGAGATGCTAATGTAGACCAATGGACTCACATTAAAGAGATCGTTCAATCTGTTGGTTTAAACTATGATAAGAATAGTGACATTATATCTTTACCTGATAATAGTAGCAATAACTACTTTAAAGGTACTAGTATAGTAGATGCTATTAATAAAGGTGATGCTGCTGTAAAAGCTCAAGTAGATAGACTGGATACTAAGATTGATGATGTGAATGAAGACTTATAGGACTTCAAAGCATTAAAAGGTCAACCTAATGGTCTTGCTGAACTTGATGGTAATGGTAAAGTACCTGCTAGTCAATTGCCTTCATATGTTGATGATGTGATGGATGCATATGCTACTTATACTGTATCCCCTACTGGAGTACTTTAGGATATACAGTTATATGCAGACGCTGAACATGAAACTCCTATAGTAGGTGAGAGAGATAAAATATATGTTAATGTAACTCCTGGTGAAGTAAGCTATCAATTTAGATGGTCTGGTTCACAATGGGTACACATTGATTCTAATGCTATTATCATTGGCGATATTACTGGTACTGCTTATGATGGTGGTAAGGGTAAAGCTATGGAGAATGTAGTTAACTCTATGCCAGATAATTTATTAAGTACATTCCAATTAGATCAAACAGATGTTAATAACATTACTATCAGTCTTACTGGAGTAGAGAAGAGTGATGGTAGATATGTAGAATCTACTTTAGCTGATATTACTATTACTCCTGCTACTAATACTGTTGCTGGGTTAATGACTGGTGCTGAAAAGTTAGCTATTAATGAAACTCTTCCTGATGCAATTAATGATGAAAAGGTTGCAAGAGAGAATGCAGTGAAAGAACTCAAAGCTAAGGATACAGAACTTCAAGGTAATATTGACAGTTTAGAGACAGCTTTAAATCAAGATATTACAGAGCTTAGAAGTACTATACTTAAAGTAAATGATAAAGTAGG